AAAGTTTATGAGCAAGTATATTACTGTTAAAAATGTTATCAACTAAGATAGGCATAAATTTGTCTCGGGTTATAGCCGAAACAGTTGTACCTAAAGCCATTTAATTAGCCATCCTTTCATTTATTTTTCAAAATATTTTGCAATATCTGGGTTATCCATAGATACATCTTTCCAACCTGTGATTTTATTAGAAGACTTAACTTCCTTAGCACCAGCTTCAGATGTATTGATTACCCCTGTATTGCGTTTATTGTTTTCATCTAACTTTTTGAAATGGTTAAGTTCTTCCTGCATTTGACCGTATGACCATTCTTTGAAAGCACGCTCCAGATTTGGCATCCCATTTTCTACAAACTTTTCACTGTTAGTATCAGCAAAGTCTAGAAACTCCGACACCTTATCTTGATCACCAAGATAATCTGGGTTTGTTTTTTCAAGATCGGCTAGTACATTGTCAAGTTGATCTACACGCTGTTCCATAAGTCTAGCTCCCTCCATCTTTTCTAACGCATTGAGCCTAAGCTCAACATTGTCATCTACAGGTGCAGGTTCAGCTACTTCTTCAGTATTAATACTATCTAACCCTAAAGCTTTTACTGCTTCTGGATCATCATAATAAAAATCCTTTAAGTGATTACGAAACTCTTCGTCTGATTTGATCTTGTCAGTTAACTTATTCCATTTTGCAAGTTCTTGAGCTTTTTCAGTATTTGACTTCTGCCAATTGATCTTATTGTTAGAATCATCACGCCACGCTTTGATCTCATCAAGCGAGTAGTTTTTACCGTCTAGCTCTAATCCATCAACTACAGCTTCAATTACTTCCTCAGAAGTTTCTTCTGTTGTTGGTTCTGTTGCTTCCTCAGTCTCAACTGATTCTTCAACGGTTTCTGATGCGTTATCATCAGCAGGAGACTCTGTGGTCTCAGTTGTTAAATTTTCTAAAGCTTCTGCTTCCTCTGGTGTTACTTCTATATTGTTATATTCTTGTGTCATTTAGACGCTCCTTTCTGAGTTGGTCTGTTAATTAAAATATGTTTTTTTCTGCTTCTATTGTTTCTGGCGTGCCCGGAATACCTTTTCTTGGAGAAGGCGTTGCAGGAGTAATATTTACATCATACACTTGCCCTTTATAAAAAACCTTTGATGGCACTTCAGCCCCTATTGCTCGTGCAACCTCAACAACCTTTTCAGCCCACAATTTTGGACTTACAAAATCATCACGATCAAAAGCTTCTGGTGGTGGTGAACCACCTAGACCACCCGGCTTATTTATTACCTTTGACAATTCTATATCGTGTGGATCAGTATCACCAAATAGCCTGTAAGTTCCGGGATGTTCACCTTCTATACTGTTTACAAGCTGGTCAGTTAAAGCTTCTACTTTGTCATCACTTAAATTTTCAATAAGCTGTTTTAACTTCTCTTTACGACCCGATGATTTTGCCATTGATTTTTCAGCCATTTAAACTACTACCTCCTCCGTAGTCGCACCCCTATAGCCAGAACCTGTGATTCTATAAACTTTTCCATTCATTTTAAAAACATCACCAACAGATTTACCTCCATAACTAACTAAGCGACTCGCCCAAGTGTTAGGAGATTTTCCAGCCCTTGTATGAGTAACTCTGCCTGCTGATACTACTGACCTTTGATCTACATCTTTAGGATTAAAATCCCCAAACTCACGGTAAATACTAGATTTTGCAAAGCCACCTTGAGCCTTACGAACCATACTAGCAATTTTTGCTTTATTTGACTTTTTATCTTTTTTCTTCGCCATTTAACATTCCTTCCAGTTTTTTGCGTTTAGCAAGTTGTTGAACTTTATCATCATCAGAATTAAATGCACTTATCACACATTCTTTAGTGACACCATCATATCCGTTTTTAATACACCATTCTCTAAGTGTTTTCGTCTGGGACATCTTGTGCACCTCCTCCACTTAACTCTCTATACCTAAGTAGTGAATCCATAATTTCATCTTCATCTGTAGAATTTGAAATAGTATTCATTTCTTGTTCCATTGCTTGCTTACGCTCTTTACGCATCTTAGCAATTTCTTGTAATTTTTCTTTGGTGATATCCATCTGTGTCCATCTCCAGAAACCTTCTTCGTCTAGTAGTCCAAGTTGTAGTAAATCAATAGCACTATCGAATCGTCCCACTCTGGATTCCGGCATAGAACTACCTTCTTTATATTTATAGTCCATATCTGGATCAAGATCATAAGGCTGTATATTGTCAAACTGATAACCACCACCATCATCAGAGTAACGTCTAATAGAAATTGTTTTAGGATAATTTTTAGCTAGTAGGCTCAATGTATTTTTATAAATATCTATTATAGCATCTGCACCTATACTTTTTTCTTTTGCTCTAATAATCTGCTGGCTAGCTTCCTGTAACTGCTGTATAGCTCTAGATGCAACCACACCAGTAGGATTTATACCTCTACTTATTTCGTGTACACCAGATACCATATCAGCAAGCTCAATCATACTTTGTGCGAAAGGAAGTGTTGAACTTGAAATATTACCAGCAGGCAATCTATCAATTCTCTCTGAAGGATTATTAGTCCATAATACTTGTCCGGGTCTATCTGTCATTCTATTACCCGGAATTTTAGATAGTGATTTTGACATCACCACCACAGGATTACCCTGTAGAATTAAGTTATCCATCCCTTGACTCAAAGCTATGCTTGATCCGACTGCCAAGGACTCTATTACTTCGGGTTCACCCTTTCCCCAAATAGAATGAGCTGATGGATAATTTTTAAACGTAACAAGTGGCATAAAATCATAGGGAGCTTTTTCGTCTTGGAGGAGTGTTTTGCCACACCATGTGGCTAGTCGAAGTTCGCTCCCTTTATAATACCAAGCTTCTTTAAGCAGAGCTTGACCTCCTTTGTAATCGTGAGAATTACCATCCTCCTCCAAAGAACTCTGAGTTTGAAGCTCTGGTACTTTATCGGTAGCGTACTGTTTATCCAATTTAATAAAAGACCTATACTCATCCATTTTACCTTCTGGATGAACCTTTTTACCATACTTATCCTTAACATCATCTATATATGTAGGTGTTGCAAAAATTATACAAGACGCATCTTCAATTGATGTAGCAAGTGGATCAATAAAAACGGTGAAAGGGTCTGGAACAACAAACTCAATTTCTTTATCTATAATACATGTTTTTAAAAAACCATTTCCATATATTAAACCATCACGCTTCATATAGCGAATTGAACGCTGGGCTTTCTTGTTATCCATAACCCATTCAACTGCTTCTTGTGCCTGCATAGCAGATTCAATCTGTTCTTCACGTTTAGGCATAATATCAACTTTACTAGGTCTATCAGTTAGAATAGCAAACATAGTCTCTACAACACTATGTATTACGTTAGGCTCAATACGAGTTTTATATTTAGGAAGATTAAAAGGCTTTAACATTTGACCGTTATAAAGCTCTTCGTTCCTTCTCCAACGCATAACTTGAGACTTGCGTGCATCTCTAGCTGATTGAAACTTTTTCTCAAGTTCATTTACCCTGCCAAGCTCATCATTTGCATATGATGCTACATCAATATCTTTAGGATATTTATTCACTATTCAGACCCCAATGCTTCAGTCATATTATCTCCAGTATTAACTACTTTAGACTTACGCTTCTTTTTAAGTTTTTTAACAAGGTCTTTGCTATATTGAGCTTTACCCTTAGCATCGTACTTATATTTTTTACCATCTAATTCTGGCATTTTATTTTCTCCATGTGTATGTCCAGTTTTCTGGTTCTGGGTTTAATAATCTTTCATATGCGACTTGATCTTTAGTCTTAGGCTTTACAACCTCCATAGGTGCTTCAGTATGATTTAACGCATATCTGAGCGCGTCAACCCCGTGATCATCCATAGTAGTATCTAAATCTTCTGGACGTTTTTCGTCTTGAATCATCTCTGGTATTGTTTTCTGTAAATATGGTGCAGAGCCTTTAATAATAATAAAATTAGGTGGCGAGTCCTCCTTAACTCTCATAAGCTGTAATATCCTAGACCAGCCATTTACACGGTTATTATTAGCTGGCATAAGATTAGGTAAGAAAGGTCTAGTTTTATCACCTTGCAATGCGTGAGCTATAGAAGCATCACTATACATTGAAGTTTCTTCCTTGCGATATGAAATAGGATTTCTAATCCAACAAGCAGGATCAAGCAATGTCATATTAATACTTTTACCGTGACGTGCAATCCTTTGTGATACTAACTCCCCTACTTCCATAGGATGCTTTTCTTTACCTGTAAGCTCATCATAAACAAAAACCCTGCCTTCTGATGATACTTCTACAAACTCAAAACAAAATGGTGCTGAATAACCCCAGTCACCACCTATAAAGCGTGTATTTTCTTCTCTGCCATATCCTATTTTTCTAGCCTCCTCCTCACTCATAACATGGTAAGCACTATTAAACTCAGAAAAATAAGCACCCTGCAATACACTCCAATCACCTAACCTCCACATAGACCTTAAAGGCTCTGGAAGTGAGTCCAAATAATTAACATAATTAGGATCAAGTTCTTTAAGCGTAGGATTATCATCTATAGTACTTGGTATATATATCCTTTTACGTCCAGAAATAGGGTCTTTAAACGCTTTATTTGGAGGAGTAGAACCAATCTTCCATCTAGCTTTTACCCACCTTGAACCTACGTTTCCCGGATTCATAGTAGTAAACACCTGTGGAGCAATTCCACAAGTAGAACGAACAGATGATAACAGTTTTAAATAATCCTCCTCCCTTGGAATCTGAGTAAGCTCCTCTATCAAAAGTCTAGTAATATTCCAGCCTTGGAATTGTGTATACGCATCAGCATCTTTAAGATGACCTGTATAAATTTTAGCCCCAGAGGGAAATTCAAATATTCCGGGTTTACCTGTAAGTTTTGCGTGCACATAAATCTGTCTGGCTTCATCAATCCATTGTCTAAGGTCTGAATGGTTACGTCTTATAACAAGACCAGTAAATCCGGGATCTTCCGTCCCCTTTAAAAGATATGCAATGCCTGCACTGGATTTTCCACCACCCCTAGAGCCACCAAACGCTATTTCAAAAACAGAATCTGGCTGTGATAACGCCCTGGTCTGCTGACCTTTATGTGGTTTCCAAAGAACTTTCATTTATTTTTTTAAACGTTTTAACATCTTTTTGAGAGATGCTTCTCTCTTATTGATGGTGTTAGTTTTTTCAACTAAATCACGCACATCAAATTTTCCGGGAGGAGATACATACTCGCCAGTTATCTCATTTCTAGCATCATTTTCCCAAGTTCGTGGTCTATTATCATTTCCCTTTAAAATATTTTCAAGCATCTTTTTACGCCTCTTTTTTTTAACCCGAACAGATTTTATCCTAGTATCTATTTTTCTGTTACCTACATATTTATAGCCATCATCTGCCATTTTAATTTTTCCTTTTAAAAAATTTCTGTATTGTGTTTAGGCATTTGCAATCTTCATTTAAAAAAAAATTAGTTACCTCTTTTAAATATCGATAGAGTGCATATATATACTCATACGTCAGCTTGTCGACCAGAAATCTGGAATCATAATCACAGAAAGATTTATATGTACCTGTACTATTATTACTTATGATCATATCCATTTGGTCACCTATCTGGTCAACACTTTATAGTTTGTCGAGGAGAAGTCCCTGCCTATCAAGCAGGAGCTACTCATCATCGTCCTCTTCTGGTTCTGGTAGCACCACATAACCCTTTTCACTAGTTTCGATCTGGAGATCACTGCTTTTAAGTGATGGGATGATACGCTCTATAATTAGTTTTGACGCTTGTATTGCATCCTTATCAGCGTCTTTTGTACCAAGTGTATCTGCTACTGCGAATAGCTTATTAATAACGCTCTGCACCTTAGGATTATCTCTGAATTGATCTACCACACTGTTGCCGGCAGGTCTTCCATTTGGGTTACCAGATACACCTTTTTTGAAAGTTCCATCTGCGTTGCGTGTATTAAGGGTTTCATCCTGTTTATCTGGAGTAGTCTCCTCTATATTCACTTCACCTGTTTTAGCTTTCTTTAATCCTATTTTATCTAGTGTTTCTTTCATTCTATATCTATGTATAATATTGTTTCTTCTTCTATCTGGTTAGCCTTCTTACGTTTACTTAATCCTTTACTTCCAAAGCTCTCTGAGTAGATACAGTTTCTACAGATAGGTCGTTGAATGTCTGGGACGTAGTCTGGTACGAACTGTTGTTGTCTATACTCATATTGATTTGCATTCTTATAGCTCTTTCCACATCTTACGCATTGGTAGCTTGATTTAGTGTTTACTAACCTTCTAATTTGCTTCTTCATACTTCTCTGGTTCTGTTGACTCTTGGTAAGTGTTCCAGTTGTATGATTCTTCTGGTGTTATCTTTGTGTCTTCTTCTACTGTGTTTGGTATACTATCATAAGGTTGAGTTAATTCCACGTAGGTTCTTTTTATGTAGTAAGCTCCAAGACTAAAACCAATCGTGCACAGCATCCCACCTGTGACAGCACCAACTAATATATATAGAGCTTCATTCATACGTTAATTTTAATACCTTATCCTAGTCTTATGTTTCCTCGGTTTACACCGAGTATACAATTTATTTCTCCTCTAAGAAGTATACTTTATGTAATCTTTTGTTGCATGGTATATTACGCTTACCGTAATATTGTAGCATAATAGTTAACATATAATTAAATGATTGGAGAGCATATGACACCGAAAGAATATATACACCTTAAAAATAAATATGGTATGAAGAATGAAATTGAAGTACCGATAGCAGAAGAGTTAAGAGAAGATTATGGACTAACTGAGATAGTAACTGAGTCCAAGCTTAACAAGATACCTAAGAATGAGTTTTTTAGGTTAACACCAGAAGGTAAAGCAGTATACGTTAAAGTTGAATATGATAGAGCCAGAAAGGGTTACTACTGCGAGAATTATGAGTCTGGTACTGAAAGGTTTATTAAGTCTAACAAGACCGTTTATATCGGTTTTACATACTAGGAGATTATTGATGAAAACAATACAACAGTTAATAGATAATA